CGTAAATTTACACCGATGCTATCTATCATGTTCTATTTGTGGGTTGTATCTGTATTAATTAAAAAGAATCACACCACTGGTGCAAATAAGGTGCAATCTAAAAATACTGGTGCAATTTCACAGAAGAATATTTTATTCCTCACCTTAAGTGACTTAAAATCTAAGTATTTGATACGACTAATAGATTATAAGTCTAACTTTAATGCATATTTCGAATCAGAAAATCACCCTATTAGGAAATATATCAATGGAAAATGAAGAGTGGTTATTTATAGATGGTTATATCGGAATATATCAGGTGAGTAACGCTGGTAGAGTTAAAAGACTTAAGACAAGAGTTAATTGCAGAAATAACGGATCAAGGCTTGTTAAAGAGAAAATTTTAAAAAACCTGACAAATAAGTCTGGCTATCACCAAATCTGTCTTAGTGTTAACTCAAAAGTAAAAAGAGTTATGGTTCACAGGCTTGTACTAGCTGCCTTTACTGGAAATCCCGAAAATAAGCCGCAAGTTAACCATATAGATGGAAACCCATCCAATAATAAATTAAACAATCTTGAGTGGTGTACTCCTCTCGAAAATGTTAGACACGCTATAAAAACTGGCTTGACAACATTAAGATGCCACAGCAAGAGAAACGTAAGCTTAAGCTATAATGATGTAAGCGACATAGTAGGATTAATAAAAAATGGAGTTCGCAAGGGTGATATAGCAAGTATGTATGGAGTCAATAGGAGAACTATATTTTCCGTATATTGTGGAAGTTCATGGATAAACCACCCAGATGTTTATGACATGAGAAAAGATTATCCATCGACAAGAGGGAAGTCACAACCAAATCGCAATCACTTATAAAATAACTAAAACTATCCAGTTATATTATCTAGATTAACACATGGCATCTATTATATCATATATGAGATGAAACTCTCTCTACTTCTATTTATGGTGATATCTTTTATGCTAAATGCTTATGCTCTAGATGTTATATTTATGGATTATTCAGATATAGAACAAGATGATATAAAAGCTTATAACTACAGCCAAGAAGGTTGTATCTGCGAATGTAATGGATACTGATTTAAAGCTATTAACAAACAACTTCACACATGAAGAAAGAATGCAGCATAGAATAAATGCGCTATACAGGGATCTAAATAGCGGTGATGGTGATGTTCAATATGTTAATCAGGTTCTATCTGCTGTGCATGAGTATCTTCTGCAATTCGAGGATGAAGATATCATCATGTCTACATTTAAAATCAAAGAAGCTATTTTTTATGTTTCACATTTCATGGAAAGCTGATATAAAGCATTGTGTGTTTAGCTTGTTTTGCAAGCTAACTTTAGCCTCTGGTTTCAATTCATCCTTTTCTCCAGAGGCTTTTTCTATCTAGATACTTTTAATTTAAACCCCATATTTTTTAGCTTCTTTCGAGTATCAATATCATTAAAATCGTATTCGACTCTCTCTAGAGTGCATTTACTAAATATTACATATCGTGATTTGCATTTTGTATAAGTGGAATAAAAAACAGCTTTATCTACATCTATATGCAGACTTCTATTCTTTAAAGGCAATAGTGGCTTTGCTAATGAGCTGCAACTCAATAAGGATGTGATCAATAGCATTGGTATCAATGTTTTCTTCATCTTTAGATGTTTCCTTTATGTATTGTTTCTCTAAATAGATAACACGATCTAGATACTTACGAGCTTCTTTCATCTCGTAAATACCTAGTACATGCTTAGTTAAACCAAATAGAGCTGTAACTAAATTAGTCATTAAATACAGCGATAACTTCACCTAACTCATTCCAGTCAAGATCTTTAGCTTCTTCACCTAGAGCTTTGATGTTTTTGATACACTCATAGATATCTTTAGCTGGTTTTACAAGTCTAGGTACTTGCATAACATCATCAGCAGTGATTCCACCCTCAAAGATATCCTCACCAACTTCAACGCATTCATCAATAGCTACAGCTAATTTTTTTAATAGTTCATTCCCTACAGACATAATTTCTCCTATGTATATGTTTAGTGTTAGATATATATTAGGGCTAATATTGACGATGTGTAAACGCACTGTTTTAATCAGAGTTGTAAGAAGTTACTAATAAACGAAGGTTTAAGCATGTCAGAAAATAAAGTCAAGCAAGGCGCTCCGACTAAATACACAACAGATATACCAGATAAATTAGTAAAATACTTTAGCGAGATACGCACATTTATTCTAATGGATAAAGAATATCCAGAATTTAACTCTATAGAGGGTTTTTGCGCTGATATTAAAATAGCTAAATCAACTTTCTATGAATGGGTTAAAATATATCCAGATTTATCGAACGCATTTAACACAGCGAAGAATTTTCAAGCAAAACAGCTATTCAATCTAACAGCTAATAGAATATTCTCAGAAAGCTATGGAAAGCTTTTAACTGTTAACTGTACAGATATGAAAGATAAAGTAGAACAAACAATCGACCACAAGAATATTCAGATCAATATTGATAAAGCAGATAGTGAGCTTTAGAAAAACTCTAGCACAAATTAAAGCTGTTGAAACCATCGTTAAATCGGATGCTAAAAATATCTGCATAGAGGGTGGTAGCCGAGCTGGAAAGTCATTTGAGATAATGAGAGAGCTTATAGTTAGAGCCTCTATGGTAGCTGGATCAGAGCATCTAATATGTAGAGAAACATTTAATTCAGCTAAAAGATCTATATGGCTAAAAACTATGCCAGATGTATTAGCTATCTGCTTTCCAGATTTACTATATAGCTTCAAGCGATCTGATGGCATCTACTATCTAGAGCTATCAAATAAATCTAAAATATATATAGCTGGCTTGGATGATCAGAGAAAAATCGAAAGGCTATTAGGTACTGAATACAGCACATTATGGTTTAATGAATCTAATCAGATGAGCTTTTCAGCTGTTAATAAGCTTAAATCTAGGCTTGCACAGAAAAATAAACTAGTTAATAAAGCCTACTTCGATCTAAATCCAACTAAAACATCATCGTGGGTTTATCAGGTATTTCACCAGAAAGTTAATCCTCAAGATGGTGAGATGCTACCAGATCCAGATAACTATTTAGTTATCAAGATGAATCCTTGGGATAACCTAGAAAACATAGATGAAGATTACATGAAAGTCTTAGAGGCTTTACCAGAGAAAGAGCGTCTTAGATTCCTGTCAGGAGAATACGATAAAGATAACTCAGGTGCAGCCGTTTATGCATTCAATAAAGATGAGCATGTAACTGAATCAGCTAAGAGATTAGAGGGTACTGATTATGTAGGATCAGATTTTAACATAGATTATAACTCTGATGTAATAGCGAGCCAACATGCTAATGGATTATATGTATGGGGTGAGGTGCAAATAGCTGGTGATACATTTAAAAAATGCGATGAGCTTAAACGCAAAGGTGTATCAGGGGCTACTGTTATATGTGACTCTACTGGTAAAGCTAGACGCACAACAGGTAAATCAGATCATATTATACTTAAAAACGCTGGCTTTAAGGTGGTGTATAAAACCAATCCAGCAGTAGTTGATAAAATAGCCAATCTAAACAGATGCTTCACATTGGGGTTAATCAAGATAAATCCTAAGTGTAAGAAGCTTATTAGGGATTTAACACAGCTAGAATGGAACGATAAGCAGCAGTTAGATCAGAAGACAGATCCGAGTTTATCACATTTAGTTGACTCTCTTGCCTATCTTTGCTGGAGCTTATATCCTCTAAGTAGTAATCAAACATCAAACGCAAGCTTTTCATAAGGGTATTAAATGGATTTATTAAACGATGGTTATGTTAGACGGTTAATTCAAGATGTAGAATCATCGCAAAACAAAGATAGAAGAGAAGCTGAGATAAAATCATTTGAGGTTTACTCTGGTAATCTTAAAGAGCATGTAGAAACTAGAATAAAAGACTTATACCCTAAGACATATGGATCATTCTCTATAGCTGATTTGAATATGAGCAAGAAAATTGTTGATAAGATGTCTAAGGCATACAAGCAAGCACCTCAAAGAGAGTTATCAAGCGACGCTGAAAACGAAGCTTATGGCGATCTAATGCGTAATGCTAATTCATCAGCAGCATGGCAATGTTTTGATGTATATTACAATCTACACAGATATGCAGCCATGTGGTTTAGCTATGTGAAAGATGATATGGGTGAAGATAAGATTATACTTAGACCGCTTGCACCTTTTCAATTCTCTAGAGTAGTTGATTCAGTAGGTAATACAGAGGTTTTTATAGTTAACTTTCCTAGTAGCGATTATTACTCAACTACTGATACAGATGGTAGGAAATCAATCATCCAAGACAGCCATCAAGATACATCATGCAAGCGATATGCAATGTGGAATAAAGATCAGCATGTAGTCGTTAGAGTATATGAAACTGATGGTGAAGATAGCACATGTAGAATCACTTATGAATCTATAGAGGGTAATGAAAACAATGAAAATCCTCTAGGTGTTATTCCAGCAGTATTCTGTCAACAAGGTGATAATGCAGCTCTACCCATAGTTAACCCACTTACATCACAGGTAATCGAGTTTAATCAGCAATATTCTGTGATGCTAACAGGTAGC